TGCGTCAGGGTGGAGTGCTTGAGGCGGATCGCAGCGACGAAGATATTGATGCCGAGATAGAACAGTCCCCTCCAGTAGTCGGCGCAGGGGTGTGACATGAGTGCTGAAGGCCATCTAACCGACGCCGCAACCCGGCATCAGGTGTACATCCAGCGTCTGGCGGGTGGCAATCTCAAGAAGGTCGCCAGATTCATCGCCAATGCCATCAGCACCGCCAAGGAACGAATCTCAGCGGGCCTGAGTGCTTATGGATCAAACCGGTACAACTCGCAAATTGAAACCCTCCAGAGCGATTTGGCAGGCATCTACGGAGAGATGAAGAATCAGGCCGTGCTCGACTTGGGTAACCTGGCAGAGTACGAGCTTGAATTCTCTGCGCGGATGCTGGGGCAGGTCCTCAAGGTTGGAGTCCAGTTCAATCATCCCGCGGCGGCCATGATCCGTGCTGCAGTGCTGGCTGAGCCGCTGGAGCTTGAAGCACGCAAGGGGGCGCAAAAGATCAGCATCAATGGCGCCCTTGATCAGTTCGGCACCAAGAAGTCAGCCGAGATCATCGGTGAGATTCAAGTCGGCTCGGCAATGGGCGAGACCAGTCAGCAGATTCAGCGCCGCCTAACCAGCGTGCACCAGCTGCAGAGTGACCAGGCTTCGTCATTGGTTCGAACGATGACCAATCACGTTGCCTCACAAGCGCGTGGCGAGCAGCTCAAGGCCAATGACGACATCCTGCAGGGCTGGCGATGGATATCCACGCTGGACTCCAAGACTTCGCTCATGTGCCAAGCCAGGGATCAGCGCCTATACGGCTGGGACGATCCTAAGCCGCCCGGCCATTGGGGGTGTCGTTCATCGGTGCTGCCTGTCCTGAAGGATGAGTTTGCTCGCGAAATCAAAGGCTCGACTCGGCCTTCGATTGGTCCGGGCGGCGTAGAGCTTGTATCGAGCAAGACCAGCTACCAAGAGTGGCTTGGTCGACAAGCTCCGGCCTTTCAGGAGGATGTGCTGGGGCCGAATCGCTATGCGCTGTTCACGAAGGGTGAGCTTACCCTCGACAAGTTTGTAGACGACAACGGCCGCACCTTGACGCTGAAGCAGCTCAGGGCAAGAGAGTCTGAAGCCTTCAAGAAGGCCGGCCTGTAGCGCGACACAAAATGCGATCACTGAAAACGTGTCGCTAATAAATCACTAAGCCTCGCCACGTGCGGGGCTTTTTTATATCTGCAGGCCGGGCCTGCACCATGTCTCTGGGAGACAGCAATGACCTTGAAATTCCAACTGGACACCCTCGAAGGCGTCGACGAAACCACTCAGGCCATGTACGTCGAGAAGGATGGCAAGTACGTCCTGAATATCGAGGGCCTGCCTCAGCCTGAGGATGTTTCCGGCCTGAAAAACCAGATGCAAACCCTGCTTGCTGAGGCCAAAGAGGCCAAGCGCCTTAAAAAAGAGGCCGAGGACCTAGCCCAAACCGAGCGAGAAGAAGCGTTGCGTAAGTCCGGCAACGTTGAAGAGCTCGAAAAGTCCTGGTCTGAAAAGTACAGCAAGCGCGAGGCGGAACTGAATGGCTTGCTGGAGCAGGAACGCGGCACGCTGACTACGCAGATCCGGGATCTAACTATTGGCCGTACCGCTACTGACATCGCGACCACGCTGGCCATCCCCGGCAGCGCCAAGGCATTGCTTCCTCATATCGAACGCCGACTGAGTGTCGAGCAGCGCGACGGCAAGCCCGCCGTAGTGGTGTTGGACCAAGCTGGCAAGCTCTCCGCAACCACGCTGGATGAGCTGAAAGCTGAATTCATGAACGACCCTGCGTTCGGTCCATTGATCGCAGGCAGCAAGGCATCGGGCGGCGGGGCCGGCGGTGCTGGGAAGGGCGGCGGGGCCGCGAAAGGCAATATCGGCGGCACCAAGATGGAACGCACGGCGGCAATCGCTAGCCAGTTCCCGGATCTCCCTCTCAATTAAGGATTCACAATATGTCACTGACGCAAATGCAGGTCTTCAACGATTACATCATGAAGGCCACCATCGAGACGCTGGACCAGTATCTGGAAGCGTTCAACGCCGCCAGCCGTGGCGCGATCGTGCTCTCTCCGGACGGCTTCACCGGTGACTTCCTGCAGGAGTCGTTCTTCCAGACCCTGGCAGCCGCTCAACGCCGCGTGGATCGTTACGCAGCCAACGGTGCCGCACCTATCACTGATCTGGCCGAGCTGAAAAACTCGTCTGTGAAGGTGGCAGGCGGCTTTGGCCCGGTTCGTTACGAGCCCTCGCAGATGACCTGGTTGGAGCGCCCAACGGCCCAGGGTGTTGAAGTTGCAAGTCGTGCGTTCGCCGAGATCCTGCTGAAGGATCAACTGAACACCGCGATCGCCGCTCTGGTCGCCGCGATCACCGCCCAGTCTGCGGCAGTGAATGACATCTCCGCGACTATGGGCATCAGCCAGGCAGCGCTGAACAATACCCACGCCAAGTTCGGTGATGCCAGTCAGAACTTGGTCACCCAAGTAATGCAGGGCACCACCTATCACAAGTTGATCGGCCAAGCGCTCACCAACTCGGAGCAGTTGTTCCATGCCGGCAACGTGCGTGTGATCGACATCCTTGGCAAGGTTTCGGTTGTGACAGATGCCCCTGCACTGATGCAGGCAGGCGTTGACCCAACTCCGAACAAGGAAATCATCCTCTCCCTGGTGCAGGGTGCGGCTCTGGTGCATGACGGCCGAGATCTGATCAGCAACGTCCAGACATCGAACGGCAAGGAGCGCATCGAAACCACTCTGCAGGTCGATTACACCTTCGGCGTGGGCCTGAAGGGTTACACCTGGGATCAGACTGCCGGCGGAAAGTCGCCAACCGATGCTGAGTTGGCCACCGGTACCAACTGGGACAAGACCGCCACCAGCATCAAGCACACCGCGGGTGTTGCTCTGATCGGTGATGCCTCCAAGTAACCCCTGATGCCGAGTCGAGCCTATGTGCTCGGCTCGGCGAGGATGCGATATGAGCAATAAGATTTGGTATCTACCTGGTCCGTTTCACCAGTACCAGGAAGACGTGAAGGCACTGGCCAAGAAGGCTGGTCTGCGAATCATCGATGCGAGCGTGACCGCAAGCCGTGACGGTGAAGCCACGGATGTTCCGGCGGTGACAGTGAAGCAGGTCGCGCGGAGTGAGGTCGGGAGCCAGCTGGTGGTCGCTGACCAAACAGCGCTGGATCAGGAAGAGCTGATTGGCAAGCTGCGAGCCGAAAGCGGCGCCATTCGCGTGCTGATCGAGTCCGCCGAAGGCCTGATCCCGCTGGAGCACCCAGAAGCCGGCGAGCTGCCGATCCGCTTGTTTGATGCCCTTAGTGGCATTCATCAAGGTATCGCCGGGATCAAGGCTGAGCGTGACAGCCTCACAGCTGAAAACGAAAGCCTGCGTGGCGAAGTTGCCAGTCTCAAAGCTGCGGCGAGTAAGTCGCTTGATGAAAGTGCCGAAATCGAAGCCCTCAAGGCTACTCTCGATGCAGCCAAGGTTAGCTATCGCGCCAATGTCTCGAAAGAAGCGCTGCAGAAGCTTGTAGAAGACCTGCCCAAGGCGTAACGCCGGGGCTCCAGCCCCACATATCCAAGCGGAGGCCTGATGGCTACCTACATCACCGTGGCGGACGTTGACGCCACCCTTGGGCCAGCATGGGTCACCGAGGACAAGAAGTCGCGCGCGGTTATGCAGGCCAACGCCTATCTGACCTCGCTCAACCTGGCCGGCGTCGATATGGACGCCATACCGGAAGAAGTGAAACAGGCCGGTGCTGAGCTGGCCAAGGTCGCCGCCGAGGGCAAGTTGTACCAGCAGAAGACAGAGGGATCGCTGGAGGCCAAGACGGTGAAGGCTGGACCGGTTACCACCAGCAAGACCTTCGCTTCACTGGATAGCAGCAAGATCATCGCCCAGCCTGGCGACGTACAGTTCGCGCTGGCCCTGCTGGCACCATGGCGTAGCAGTCCATTCGCTTTCAGTGTGTACAGGTGACTTATGGGCATACGCGAAGAAATACAGGCTGACTTGGCCGAGGCCTTTGATACCGACTTGGCAGATGCTGTGCAGCCGTTCACGGGTGGCGTGACACTGCCGGGCACATGGGACCCAGTGACCGAGGAGTCAACAGGCGAGGTAGTCATCGCCTACTCGGGGAGGGGCATCTTTGATGGCTTCAAAATCGCCATGGTGGACGGAATCAACATCAAGGCAACCGATCAGTTGCTGATCTGCCTGACCAACGAAACTACGGGCACACCGCAGGTCGGGCACAAGATCAACGGCTTCGACGTGATGAACGTCCAGATTGATCCGGCCGGTGCGCATATGGAAATTCAGTTGAGGGAAGTCTGATGGCAGCTAAAGCCGGATGGAGTCACAGCCTCACGGACTTTGCGGATCAGGCGAGCGAGGACATCACTCGAAAAGCTCGCGTCATTGCAATGGCAATGCTCTCCGAGGTTG